CGTTAGGCATGGGGTTAATAGCACCGTATTCCTCAGTGTGTTTTTTCTTTGCTGATATAAATGACTCTACAATTTTATTTAAATCAGAAGCACTACCACCAGAAATTCTGCCAAGTGTTGCATCTGGAATATCAAACTCTACTAGCCGTGCTAAACTTTGTTTAATAGGGGGGATAGATTTTCTAGTAGTTTTGCCGTTAGCGGAAGCTACCTTATAGTCACCACCAGTAAAACTACGTCTGTTTTTATCTGAGTATTTTAGTGCCATACCCAAAAGTTTTATCCTGTTGCCCTCTGTAAACTGAGCATCAAGTTTTGCTTGAGCTAATTCTTTTTCTTTTCTAGCTTCAGTGGTTTCTATACCTGCAGCTATACCTGCCCACTTACCCATATTACATTACTCCTTGTGGTCGTGCCATCAAACCCATAGGTTTTTCTTCAGGCATATCTTCTACTTTAGTATCACGTATGGGTGTCTTAGGCATAGAAGCTTCAAGATCACCTAAGTCAGGCTTCTTGTCTCTCTTAATATCTTTAAGAATCTTACGTGCTTTATTCTCACGGATAGCATAGGCTCTTTCTTCTTCGTTGTCATCCTCATCAAGACCCTCATCATAGTTAATACCTGTAGCATCTGCTAGCCCTACGATATGTTCATGGATAATGGGGGCAATGATCATGCTTACGTCTACACTATGTTCACCGTTAGCTACAGCATTACGAAGGATACCCTCAGTCATGGTGACAACATCAATGTCTAACTGCAAGAAGTCTAACATAGCCTCTGCTCTTTTAGGTTGATTGAGTCTTTCAAGATGGTAGATTATTGCATCTTCTGGTGTGGATAGTCGTGCAGCATTTTCCCAAGGATAATTCTTAGGTTCATTAGTCAATGACTGACCGGGGATTGGTGCTTCAAACATTCTTTATTCCTCATACAATGAAGTGCCAGATAACTTCATAAAGTTATAGGCATCATTTCTTTCAGCTTTCTTAAGCATGCCCGGCCCATTAACTATCCGAGTAACTTTATCTGTATTAGAAAAGTCTTTTACTTTAGGTCTTACATTAGTCTCCCAGAACCAGAAAGAAGTATCTGCTGCAGTTTCTCTATCTAAAACTGAGTCAGGATTATCAGCCAAACTTGCATAGCCAAGAGCTTTGCCAGCAGCTTTATAGTTATAGTCGTGAGTTAATTGCAAGAATCCTCTGCCTTTATATTGTTTACCACCGCCATACTTATCTTTACCGGGACCGTACTCTTCTAAAGTTTTAAAGTAATCTGTTTCTATTGCTACCTGAGCCATAAATTGTGCAAGCTCTGGGCCTTCATAGCCACGGTCTTTAGCTTTTTCAAAGATGTAACCCTGTAACTCTTGTTGTTTTTTATTAAAGGTAGGTACAACGTTTTCAAAAAGTGGGTACTCACCTTTGCGTTTTATAGGAGGTTTAACCTGACCTAACTCATCCCCAGTCTCGCCATAAAATGCCTCATCAGCATCAGCTTCAATAGAACTTTTAAGTTCAGTATTTTGTCTACGTACTTGTTCATAAGCCCTGTCTAAGAGAGACATACTATCTTCATTGGTTTTAACACCTGATCTTATCCTTGGGCTAACAAGTCCGGGAAGTCTGGACCTATCCATTTGTACTCGTTTAACATCAGAGTAAGTTCTTTTATTTTGCAAACGAATATCAGCTTCATCAGAAGTGGTAGGTTTCTTAGTATTGTCATCAGACAAGGATCCAAAAATCCCTTCTAAACTTTCTCTTGCACCTGCTAAAAGTGTTCTATAATATCCCGTTCCCATTTAGTTTCCTATATTTTTAAAATCATTTGAGTAAGTATGCTATACCTAGCTGTATCTTCATTGCTTTTCATCTGTTGTTCAGACTGTGTTTTGTACTGATCAATTTGTTTCTCACCAAGCATGATGTTTACCATACGATCTTTCTCTTGCTCACTACCCTTGAAAGCATAGTCCATAAGGTCACGCTCACGTTGCCATATCTGATCTACAGCAGCTTTAGTAAACGTATTAATCGTAGCAGCATTGATCATGTTAGCTTCGTTCTGTGCTGCAGTATTCAACGTGTCTACGTTCTGTCTCCACTGTGCATTAGCCTGAGCTACAACAAGACCATTCTGTGCGTTAAACTGATTACGTTGCTCTTCCATACTGGCATTAAACTTATCCGCTGCATTCTCTTCACCAGCATTAAACTGAGAGATAGCAGTCTCTTGTGCAGCATTAAATTGATTAGCCTGTGTAGTTAAGTTAGCCATGAATTGTTTTGTTTGGTTCTCACTAGAAGCATTGAACTGACGTGCAGCATTCTCAGCAGCTTGATCTGTAAGCAATGACTGTACGACAGACTGAGATTTAAACATTGTAGTCTGTTGCTCGTTGTTCATGTTAGCCATATCAACTTGCAAGAATGAGTTGGCATTCTGTACAGCAGCTTGTTGTTGGTTAGATAGATTTTGAGACTCAAGTTGTGAGATAGCAGATGCTTCAGATAATACCATAGCTTGCTTGTTGGTTAGGTTAGCTAGATTAACTGTGTTAGCATTACGACTGTTCTCCAAAGCAACTTGTTGCTCCGCAGTAAAGTTCATGTTTGCTACGTCACTAATCTTAGCAGCATTAGATACCCGTGCTTGGAACGCTTGGTCAAACTCTTGTCCCATAAAGGTAGCACGTTGTTGAGCTGCAAGCATAGCACGTTGTTGTCTGTTTGACAAGTTCTGCATTTCAAAACCTGCAGTGGTCTGTGCGTCAGCCATAGCAATAGGTAATGCAGACTCCATAGTAGCCTGTATGATAGCCTGTCCAGCCATACTACTAGCACCTAGTCCACGTGCAGCCATAGCTGCTGTAGCTGCTCTCATAGCTCCTGCAGCCCATGCTGGTGTCTCACCACCCTCAAAGTCTGCCATGAGTGTAGACAACTGGCCTTGCACTGTAGCTTTTTCTGATGGAGTAGCAGTAGCAGCTTGTACTTGCTCAGTAAATGCAGCAGCTTTAGTAGCATCAGCCACACCTGAGATAAGTTCTCCGTCCTGTATCTCTCTTTGTACAGGGTTAGTCATTACTACAGCTTCACCTTGAGCTGCGGTTAAATCTTTTACACCAGTGGTTGCTGGGTCCATAGTAGCAGCATCTACTTTTGCTGCGTCTGATACTACACCAGTCTCAGGGTCTACACCAGCAAGAGCTGTAGTAACTTCTCCTGATGCTGTTTTTGCATCTACTGTTTCTGAGGTTACAGCATCAGGTGTTGCAACAGTAGTTGCTGCGGCTATTGCAGCAGGATCAAGTTTAGGTGTAGCTGCAGTGACCTGACCAGCAGTAGAGTCTATGGCTGTACCTGTAGCATCAGGGTCTATTGCGGCTACTTCTGATTTTTTAATGATATCAGAAGGAGAAGTAAATGCTTTGTATACAGACTCTTGTTGACCTCTTTGAATTTCTTCTGCCATTTCTTCTGGTGTTTTAGTGGGTACATCATCAGGTTCTACAGGGGTAGTAGTTGCAGTAGTCTCAGTAACACCACCTTCTGCCATGCCTGTAACTTTAGCAGACTTTTGATTATAAAGCATAATAGCTTTATCAACCATAGCTTTTGCAGAAGCACTTTTTACATCTCCACCACGGGCTTCTATTGCACGATTAACCCCACCTATTATTTTAACAAGGTTTTGATCTTGAGTCATAGCCATAGCCGCACGTGAATTAGGGGTATCAATATTAGTATTGACTGCTGCATTAATCATTATTCAAATCCGTCCTTTAATCCGTCAAGTATATCTTGCACTGATATTTTTTTCTTTGCGTTAGGTGTGTATCTGCATTGATAAGTACTGGGACATTCACTAAACTTAAACATAGGGTAGTGATATCCTATTGTCCCATTAGCTCCACGGTAGATGCAAACCATTTCCCCTTGTATCTTAGTTCTTTTAGCTAAACTACAAGTAACGTATTCTGGGTTAGTTAAAAACCCTGCTAGTACTAAGGGCAATACAAAAAGATTAATCATTAACTTACCCCTAATATTACTAAGTAGATGCCTCCACCTAGAACACTAATAATACCTAAAGACAAACCGCCTATAGCCATATTGTTTTGTATCTGTCGTTTGGCTTCCATTGCAGCGTACACAGTTTCTTCCCGTTCTTTGCGTATCTG